TTGGTCGGCCCATGCACCGTGTCGTCGGCCCTAGCGAGGGCCACGACCTTGGCTGCCGCGTCGTATGGCTGGCTCTCGCCTCTGCTAGCAGCTTGCCAGCCACCCTTACGGAACATCCCGGACTCGATGCGTTGGATCTTGTGCTCCAGCAGCGGGATGTGCCTGCTAGGGAGCTCCAGGTACTGGGGTATGAACCCGGTGCCGGGATCGATCTCGATCTCGCCGTCGTCTATATAGGCAGCGCTGTCGTCGGCGATCACGCCCGCCGTGATCAGTGGGGCTCTGACGCTGCGCCTCACGAACTCGTTCACCAGCGTCTCTAGCTGGTTGAGCTGGACCTGGTCCTCGTCCAGATCGGCCACGAACGGCTTGCCGAGCACGTCGTCAAAGCGATTGGCGCTGTAGACCTGCACGGAGCTCAGCACGCCGCCAGGCAGCGGGCCGTCATGTAGGAGCAGCGCGTTGCCGAAGCCGCCGGTCGTGCCACCGCCGGACGCGTCCGCGCTGTCCGTTGACGCGCTACCGTTCAGCGCCACGATAGTGAGTCGGCCCACCGGATAGTTCATATCGACGCCGGGCGCGACCTCGCGGTAGATCAGCGCCAGGAGCTCGTCGCCGCCCTGCCCGCTCATAAGCGAGGCCGTGCCGTGGATGCTGCTGCCTGCCATCAGCCACTTACGCACGGTGCGCTGGAACCGGCTAGACGAGGCCAGCTTGGTCGAACCCTCGATGCCCGGTACCTCGGGGAACGCCTGTCTGACGCCCTCCGCGCTGACTATGCGGGCATACGTCATGTGCTCGACCTTGCCGCGTGTCGCGCCGGTGCTGTAGACGGTGTCGAATGGGTCGCCTACCCAGCAATCGATCGTGCCGCGTACCGGGCCTTGCATACCCTCCGCGTGTACGGGCTGGTAGGCGTCGAACTGCGGGTCGTCCCTCCAGTGCGCGTGGATTGGACAATTCCCGTATGCCGCCGCCATGTACATCGCCTCGGCGAACAGGGAGTTCAGGTACTGTTCCTTCGCGATGTAGTTGGCGAATGCCTGGTCGATCGCGCCCGACTCCCGAGACTGTCGGTCAGGCCTGGTCTCGACCACGAAGCGAAATGGCATGGTGCTGTGGTAGGCGACCATGTTGTCCACCATAGGGCGCAGTAGGTTGTTCTGGGCCCTAGGCACTCCACTCAGGTTGTGGGGGATCTGGATCCGCTCGCCGTTGTACAGATCGGCCCACTGGTTGTCGCCCTCACCATCGATGTGGATGAGGTACTTCTCGGCCGTCAGGTCGTGGAAGCGCCGGCTGTTGAGCCCGTTGCGGTGGAACTCCGCGACCTCGCGTGCCACTGACCGAGGGTCCACGGATGACGAGTCAGCCTGGTTGTTGGGCTGAGCTCCTACCGCGTCAGGGCCACCGTAGTGGCCGGAAGACGTAACTGTCGTGTTAAGAGGTGTCGCCATAATCGGATAACATACGCTTCGGGGGTGGCTCAGCCAACACTTTGCTCCAACTCCGCCTGGATCTCACTCCACGCCTTGCCCTCTCGGTGATGCGCCAGCCTGGCGCTGTTGCGAAGACCTTGGCGGGTATGCTCGCTGTCGAACTTGTCGATGACGTAGTTCAGCGCCGGCGGCATGGGCTCTGGCGGCCGCTTGCGCCCTGCCGGCAGCTCGGTCAGGCCCTGCTCCGATCTCGCGACACGGCGTATGTGGTCCTCCCATGCGTCGTTCTTGTCCCTGAGCCGGTCGCGCTCGTCCAGTAGGAGCTCGTAGGCGGTGCGGGACACCCAGGGCAGCCTCATCCTCCACCGCCCGCCGACCCTGCACCCCACTTGGCCGCCAGATCCACGCGCTCCCCCCTTGCTATAGTGATGCCCGCTAGCTCGATCCACAGCTTGGAGCCCCGCGCCTCACCGAGCCCTTGGAGATAGTCCTCTAGGATGTCGTCTGCGGTCCTTCCGCAGAAGGCGAGGTTCTGGCCGGCACCCCGCGATGAGTAGGCCTCGGGGAACCGCTCGGCCAAGGCCTCGACCTCCTCCCTGCCCGCAGCACGCTTTTGCATAGCCCCCCTTATCCTGGCAAGTTTATAGGCACGCACGGCATCGGCCAGGACGGCCTCGCGCACCGTCCTTACGATTCCGGCAGCCACACAAGGAAGCCGGGCGTCTTCTCTCCGTGCCAGCCGCCTAGTTGATTGAACTCGTAGTGCTCCAGTGCTCCCTCGTAGCTATCACAGCCCTCGTCCATGAGCTGCTCGATGACCTTTTCCTTGTCGTAGAGCACGATCGGCTCCATGCCGAAACGCTCTAGAACTCCGATGACACAGTCATCGTAGCCGTCCATGATGAGCGCACTCTCGACCCCGAGCTCTAGCAAGCGCTCTGCTAGCGTGACCGTGGTCTCGATGAACCCGGTGGCGTCGGACAAGTGCGTCTCGCCATTGAGCAGCTTGAGGTCAGACTTCCCCATCGGGACCTCTCACCTCGTCGTTCTTCTTGTACCAGCGCTGAGCGTAGCGCCATTTGCCGAACGCACGCGCACGGGCCCGGCACCAGCCCTTGAAGTTAAGCCAGTGGTAATAGGCCCTCTCGTGCAGCCTCATCTTCTTGTAGAAGACATACTCCTCCAGGAATTGGACACGGGGATCGGCCATCAGCGTGTGGTACCTGTCGAGGATAAGCCTCACGTCCTTGATGGTCGCCAGCTTGTCCTCGTAGGCGCCTTCCCTGGCGATGCGCCGCCGGGCCCCTCTGCTCTGGTTCTGGTTCTCTTCGCTCAAAACGGGTGCCTCCTGGATTGGCGCTCGTGACGTGCGACGCGCTCCAGGCGATCCTCTAGCCCCGTGTCGCGGTTACGAGAGACCTTCTCGGGTGGTGGCGAGAAGCTAGCGGCCTTCCACCAGCTCATCACCAGGTAGCGCAGTGCCGCAATAGCGTCGGCACCGTCAGCAGTGTTGTCGTCAGCGTCCTGGTGCTGGGCGCGTCCTTCCCTCCTATCCGGGTAACGCCAGTTGCGGACCTCCCACAACAGCCGCGAGCCGCCGACCATGCGCCCCTCGCTAGCCACCGACGCGCCCTTGTACCACTTCTGGCCCTTGCCGAGCTCCCTACAGAACAGCAGGGCCCTCCTGCCCAAGAGGTCGTTGAGCCGCTCAACACAGGCCGCACGATAGTTCTTGCCCTCAGTGGAGGTCTTAGCCACCGCCCTGACCAGGTACGGGCTGCCTAGCTTCCTGAACGCCGCGTTGAGCTCCATGATGTCCTGCGGGTTCGCGGAGTCGCCCCAGATCGGGGTGCGCGACGGCGCCTCGTGCTTGGTTAGGAGCTCGTGGATCGCCTTGGCACGCACCGTCAGCGTCTCCTGCTGGCTAAAATGCTCGGCCAAGACGTGTAGCCGCTTGGTGCGGTCGCTCGCAGCCAACACGAAGCAGAAGCGCCATGCCCCAAAATCGATGCCGGCGAACATCGGCCAGCCCTGCTCGATCAGGGTGGACATCGGCGAGTGCTCCATGTGGTCGGACTCCACGAAGCCCAGTGCGACGCCTGTGGCCTGCTTCGGGCTGATACCACGCACCCTGGACTGGTACATCGCCGGGATGTGCGCGTAGAGGTCCCTGCGTCGCTCTATCGCCTCCTTGCTGACAGCACCAGGTACGAGGCTCGACTCGTCGGCTACCACGTTGGGGTGGTCCAACGCGCTGACACGGACGTGGGTCACATGGGGTTGGAGGCAAAATTGATGGAGCTCGTCTTCCTCGAAGTCAGGGTTGCCGAACGCGAGCCTAAGATTGTGAGGCGCCGAGCAGGTGTTCTCGAAAGCCACCATGATCGCAGGGTGGACCCCAGGCGTCTCCTCGGTCAATATCAGCATATGCTCGGCGTGCCATCCCTGCGCTTTGGTGGCTGACGCCTCCGCAGCACCTACCCCGCACCCGAACGCGGTCGCCGCCCATGACTCGCGCTCCTCGATGCCCGGTCGCATATGGATGGCGCCAGACGCCAATAGCTCGGCTTCAGGGAAGTGCTCCAGGAAGCGCGGCCACAACACCCCTATCTCCTTCCAGATGTGCTTGGTGAGCTGCGCGAGCTTGGGGGCCGCCGTGACGACGATCGAGTCCTCCCAACACGCCAGAAACCACAGCACGACCGCTGCCCCGAGGAAGGTCTTTCCGGTCCCGGTGCCACTCTCAACCCCCACGTCCTTCCACTCGGCAAGCGCCTCAAGCACCCCGGCAAGCGGGTCCACAGTACCGTCCCAGTCGTGACCTGCGTACCCATCGTTGAGACTCCAGCGCAGCGTGTGCTCAGGGACCCCGAGCTTCTCGTGGATCCAGCCCATAGGGTCCTTCTGGTACTCAGTGTGAGCTCTCGACCCCGAGCGCTGACCGAACCCCTCGTACTCCTGGAGAGCTGCCCGGTCCCGCAGCGTGTCAGGAGCTAGTGTTGTGGCCGAGAACGCCTGCACGGGTCCCCCCTCTTTTGCGCCAGGAAATTTTTGAACCTGAAAATTTTTGGAATTTGTCTTGACCTATAATATCACGTATCACAAAACCCGTTTTTTTAGTTCGCTGATTCCGATTCCGCTTTCCCGACTGCATAATCCCTCACCGCCTGGGGGCCGAAATCGACCTCATAACGACTGCATAATTCCTCACCGACCCTCTCCACCATACGCAGCAACGACTTACGCGACTCGGGACGGCGTCATAATGTCTATTATGTTAGCCTGGAGGCCCTTTCGGCCCCCAATCCTGCATAAACACACATCGCCGTAGGTGGCCGCCCAGGGCCCGAGTGGTGGGGCTGTGGGGGCTGGGCAGGCATGGGGGCGCCTCACGCCCTGAGCCGGCGGCCAAGGACATCCAGCCACTGCTCCCGGATGCCCATGAGCTCGCTGCTGTCGCGCACACAGCGCTGCACTGGCTCGAAGAGCTCATTGAGTAGGTCATGGTCCACCGTCACCCCGTCGCGCTTCTCTCCCACGCTGTACTTCGCCAGCTTGTCGAAGATGGCTATCAGGTCCTTGGGGTCGGCGTCGTCGTCCGCGAGGATCCCCACGATGCGCCTCCTAGCCACCTCCAGGTCGCCACGGAAGGCCTCCCGCAGCTCCTTGGTGACGCCGGTACCGCCGCTGTTGCCGGGGTTGCCACGTCGGAGAGCCCCGCCGTGCGGTTGGGGGCGCATCTCGACCTCGACCTCAACCCCGGAAGTCGTTGTGTAGCAACGGGTTAGAGCCTTGGGGGTGTCTGCGGGTAAGCTGCTAGGGGTGGGCTCAGGGTCGGGCGGGGGTGTCCCTGAGACAGCCGAAGACGTAGAAACGACCGCAGAAACGACGCTAGCCACCTGCTATCCCCCTCACGTCGCCGACCGTGAACCCCTTCTTCCCACTGGGTACGGCCCCCTCGAACGCTGACAGGGGGACGTTGAGTGCGTCGGCCAGCCTAGCCCCCTTCGAGCTAGCGAAGTTCACTGCCATCACTGAGGCTTGCTCCTCCACCTGCTCCTCCACCTGCTCCGCCACCGCCGGGAAGACGGGGCCTGAGCTCTGGACGTTGCCGTAG